CCGGCCAGACCACCGGCGCCGCCCGAACCGATCGTGACCGACACGGATGAGCCGATCGTCGCAGCGTTGAGCCACATCTCCGAGTAACCGCCACCAGCACCGCCCGCACCGATCGAGCACTGACCAGCGGTGGTAGTCGAAGCGCCACCGCCGCCACCGCCGGCGCCGACCAGGGAGACTTTCGAGATGATCGCGCCGGCCGGCCTGGTGAAAGTGCCCGAGCCGGCGAACACCTGGATATCGACGTTGCCCATCAGCAACCCATCGACACCGGTCCCCAGTGTCTGTAGGTGTTCCCAGATCCGGGTGTGCCCGGTCTGATCCGGGTAGACGATCCCCTTGGGTGTAGTGGGCATGTCAGCGCCTCCAGTACAGCGTCAGGGTCCAGGCGGCCGAGTAGGTCCCGATGCCGCTGAAAACCATGTATGGGTCGTCGGCCGAGATGAAAGTGGCGATCCCGCCACGAGTGCCGTCCACCAGCGCCTGCCCCCACGCGACCGGGAGATCGAAAACAATCTCCTCGTCAATCTCGATGGACGGGCCAGACGTCGACTCGTTAAGTGTCGGCGCGCCTCCCGGTCGTGACACCTGGGTGATAAGGCGCAAGGTCGGTGTCCGGGCCGAGTAGCTGCCACCGTTCCGCCGGCGGAGCCGCACCGACGCCCTGGTGATCGTTGCCCCCGACAAGGACTGGGGCGTGAAGCCGTAAAACGCGCACCCGGTCTGGATGCCGTAGCTGGAGCCGCTCGATCTCCCCTGCCAGGTGTAGTTGGTCGCACTGGCCGGGCCTTGATCGGTGCGCCAGGTCCCGCTGCGATACGTCGCGGTCTGAGCGGCTGGCACGACCAGAGCGCCGTTCGTATAGGCCGGCTTCGGCGCCGCCCCCGCCGCCTCCAACGTGTCCTGCGCCGGCGGCACCGGATCGGGCGCGAGCGGGTTCGACGGCGGCGGCGGCGGGGGCGGGATCGGCGGCGGCGCGATCAGCTTGGCGATCGCGAACCGCTGCGAGCCGTGGCGCATGATGAGCAGGTTGTCCCCGATCGCCACCGTCATCCCCGAGATGGTTCGGACCGAGGCGCTGGTGCCGGCGATCAAGCAGGTACAGGCGCCGGATGTGATGGTGGTCAAGGCGAAACCGATCTGGGTGCCGATCGGTGCCAGGGTGAGTTTGCTGCCGCTGAGGTCTGTCTCGTCTGCCATCAGATCACCAACTGCATCGTTTGCTCGATCGGGTTGTACGGGAGCACCAACTGCTCGATCGTCGCCGTGGCCGCATCCAGCTCGGGGCCGGTCACGGTGACCGCGTCGCCGATCTGCAGACCAGGATGCGGAACCATGCGCGCGGTGATCTTGCGGGTCGCCGTACGCCGTTTGCGTTCGAGGATCGTCGCGGCGGCTGCCCGGCATTGCGCCACTGTCGACATGAGCGGCGAGGAGAACTCGAACGGCACCGGCAGCGGGTTGAACGGGCCGCTGATCCGCATCGGCGAATTGGCGTTGACGTCGGACGCGGTACCGATGATCTGGTTGCCGGCAGAGTCTTCGCCTTTGCAGACGACAATATTGAACCCGCCATCCCGAGCGGCCAGGCCCTGCCAGCGAATGACGGTCCCGCCGGCGGCGTCGGTCAGGGCCGCCACCGGCGTCAGCGTGGTGGGCGGTTTCGTGACCACCAGGATGCCGTTCTCATCGACATGACCCACGGCCGGCCAGGCGTCCAGCAGCTCGAACAACCCGCCGAGCCGGTCGGTGTCCCACTGGAACCCGACTGGCACGGAGCGATCGGCCAGGGCGCCGTCGATCGACACGGTCAGCGCCGGCTCGACCAGCCCCCGCAGGGTGGAGATGAACGTGCCGGACGGTTCATAGGGGGCGATGAACTTGGCTTCATCGATCAGCGCCAGCAGCCCGGATGCGTTGACGGTAACGGTGTCCTGATCGAGCTGAGAGCCGGTGACGAGGAACCAGCCGCGCTGGATCCACTCGACGCCGAAGCCGGTCTGGACACCGAACGAGATCCGCAGCCGCTGCCCGTACGCGGCCACCGGGTGATCCGGTACGAGCGGGTCCCAGGACATGCCCCGATCCGTGCGCGGGAGCTGCAGTGTGACGCTCTCGGGGATCGAGGACGAACGGTCGAGGGTTTCGCTGCCGGTGTTGACCGGCACGTCGCTGCTGAGCAACTGGGAGCCGAGCCAGGACTCGACCCGCATCTGCATCGTGTAGCTCCGCTGGACCATCGCCAGCGCGTCGGCAGACAGGTCGAGCATCAGAAATTCGCCTGGGCGATTGCCAGCAAGGTGGCGTAGCTGTTGCGGATATCGTTGAGCGTGCCGGACGAGTAGGCGGTGTTGATATCCAGCAGCGTGAAGCCGCGCGCCTCCAGGTTCGCCGGCCAGGGCTCGGTCTCTTGCACGTCGAGCGTCCACCAGCGAACCGGCCCCCACCACTGGCGGTCGTCGGAGTCGGTCAGGACGGCCAGGTAGGTAGCGAAGCCGGCGAGGTTGAACTCCTCCCGCACGAGGACGACACCTGACGTCGCCGTGTCAAGCAGTGCGTCCATTGCATCGCCATCGTTCGCGGTGTCGGTACGCAGGCGCAGGGTCGACGCCGGCGCCATGCGTGGCCCGGACACCACCACGGCCCGCCCGCCGACGTTGAACGTCGTGGCGTCGCGGATGCTCTTGTGTTCGGGCCAGGTCTCGGCGCCGACCATGGCGCCAGTCGCGGTGATCGCGTCGCTGATGACGTACCGGGCGCCGAGCGTGACCGTCAACGGATCCGAGTACGCCTCGGAGACGACGCCGAGACTGTCGGTCACCACCGCCACATAGCTGTAGGCGACCCCGAACGGCTGCTCGCCGTCGACCCGAACGACCGTATCCACGCCGACCGTGTTGAGGTTGATTGCCCCGCGCAAGGGGAACCGGTCGGTGCCGATCTGCCGGTAGACGGTCACAGTGGCGATGCCGTCAGCGACCAGCCCGGCCAGGGTGATCAGCACGCGGGGCGGGAACACGGGCTGAATCAAGGTCGCGATCGCCGACCCGCCGTAGAGGCTCGCGCCGTAGAGCCCGGAGCCGTAGTTGCTCACGAGTCACGCCACCTGACGTGCGAGCATCCAGGAACCGAGGAGGATGTTGCTGGCGGTCGCGTTGCCGGTGCCTTGCGCCACTTGCATCTTGAACACGCCGGTATTGGTCGACATGATCAGCAGCCCGGTGCCCTCGACGCGGCTGGTGGTACCGACAGCGATCGTGCCGTGGAGCACGTTGGTGCCGATCAGCGGGGCGTCCTGATCGGTTGACGCGGTAATGATGGTCGTGGCGGCGACGTCGAGACCGAGCGAAGACCACGTCATGGTCGCGCCGGTCGGCCCGACGAAGGAATACCGGAAGTCAGCGGCGGCCAGCCCGTCGGTGCGAAGCGACCACTGCACCAGGTAGACCGAGCTGACCACCGTCATCGACAGTGAGAGCGCGTTGTCGTCAACCAGCGTGACCGCCGGCAGTGCCTGGCTGGCCGTCTTGCGGGCAAACAGGTCGTACGTGTTGAGCTGGGTCAGCGCCGTGTTGAGGGTCGAGCCCCAGGTGTTGCTGGAACCGCCGACCGTGGGGAGTGCCAGACCAATGGCCATGGGGTCTACCGCCTTCCGCGTTTGAGGCTTCGAGCCTGCGCACCGTCGAGCGCGCCGGCACGGACGTCGATCAGCCCGGTCAGCTTGCCCTCGTTGAGATTGACGTCGACCCGTGAGACGGAGGACGCGATCGCGGCCAGGTCATCCGGGTGGAGACGTCGCGAACCGCCGCCCATCATCGCGAGCTGCGCCTGGTTGAACACCGCTTCCGGCTTGCTGGTCTCGTTGTAGCCCAGCTTGCCGGGCATCAGCCAGCCACCATCCTTGTAGCCACCGGGCCGGTCCCAGCCACGCGGCGCGACACCGTACCGCGCGTTGGCGTACTTGATCGCCGCGTAGATATTGGCGAACGGGTCGAGGATGCCGCGCGACCGGTACGGGCCGGCGTAGGCGTTGAACGTGCCCGGGATGGTCTGCATCAACCCCTGGGACGGGTGGCCGGCGCGAGCGTTGGAGTCGGTCAGGTTGATCGCGTTGGGATTGCCCCCGCTCTCCTGATTCATGCGACGAAGCAACGAGTTGATCCAGATCGCCGGGGCACCGGCCGCCTGTAGTGCCTGCAGGGCAACAGCGCGCCAGCGCGCCACGCCAGAGCCGCCGGCGGTGGGCAGACTGTTGCTACCGATGCCGCCGATGATGCCGCCGATCGCGCTACCAACGGAACTGAGCGCGCTGAGCGCCTTCTTGGGCAGGCTGGCCAGTGAGATCAGGCCCTTGTTGACGATGCGCCCGAGCGCCGTCGGCATACTGCCGAAGATCTTGCCGATCGCCTTGGCCATGTTCACCGAGCCCAGCCCTTTGAATAGGCCCACAGCCAGGGCGCTACCGAGGTTGGCCATCACCTTTGACGGCGATGCAATGCCGAAGAACTTTCTGACGTTGGCGATGATCGGGTCCACGACCTGCGTCTTGATCCAGGCGCCGACTCCCCTCATCTTGTTCCAGATCCCGGACAGCAGCCCACCGATGACGCTTTGGCCCATGCTGTAGAGCCACTTGCCGGCGGTACCGAACTGACCGACCACGCGGCGTACGACGTTGGTCCAGACCCAGGAGCCGATCGTGCTGGCAATGTTCCAAAGGCCGGACCTGAGCCCGATAAGGACTTGCCGGCCTCGCTGGTACAGCCACGAGCCGGCGGAGACGAACACCCGCCACACGGGCTGGACGACGTACTGGTTCGTCCAGGTGTAGAGGGTGCGAGCGATCGCCCAGATACCGTTCTTCAGCCCGGTAACGACCTGCGAGCCCCGCTGATACAGCCAGGTGCCGGCCTTGACGAACGCGCGGATATTGGGCTGGATGACCCAGTTATTCATCCAGGTACCGATGGATTTGGCGACGGCCCAGACGCCGCTGAGGAAGCCGGTCATGAGTTTCCGGCCGTGGATGACCAGCCAGACGCCGGCGTACAGCCAGGGCGCCACGACCTTGACCACCGGGGCGCGCAGGATCCACGCACCGACACCCTTGGCGACGGCCCAGATCCCGGCCTTGAACCCCTCGAACAGATCCTGGCCCTTGCGGAGCAGCAGTTTCGCGACGTTGCCGACCTTGGCCGGCAAGCCGACGAAGAAGTTTTTAACGGTGTTCGCCATGCCACCGAAGGTTTTAACCGTCCAGGTGCTGATCGCCTTCCACTTCCAGATCACCAGCGCGACCAGCGCGGCGATCGCGACCACGACCCAGGCGATCGGTCCCATCGCGATGACCCAGGCGACAGCCATCCGGCCGGCCTGGATGATCGACTGCACGCCCATGATTGCCCAGCCGGCCACGATCCTGACCACGGCCCACGAGTGAGCGATGGCACCGGTGATCGCGTCGCGCTTGAGTAGCAGCCAGATCGCGGCGGTCTCAGCACCGGAGACGGTGGCGGCCACACCCATGGCGATCAAGTGCGGGATGAACACGGCGGCGATCACCAGACTGGCGATCGCGAGCGGGGTCTTGAACTCCCACAGGAATTTGGCCGCAGCAGACAGCGGCGACAGCGTCGCCGTAAACGCGCCGAAGAGATCCCGGATGACGCCGACGAACGCTCCCCCGACACCCTTCCCACTGCGCATCTGACCGATAAAGCTGTTGATCGTTGTGCCGACCTTGGTCAGGGTCGGCAGCAGCGCGCCGCCGATGGCCAGCTTGACGCCGAGCATGGTCGCCGCGAACTGCCGCTGCTGGGTCCGGTAGGCGACGATCGCGGACAGAGACTTGCCGCTCATCGTGGTGCCGAGCTTGTCTGACTGCGCCTCCAGCGCCCTGATCCCGGCCGACCCCTTGTTGAGGAACGGGATCATGTCGACCCCGGACCGGCCAAAGATCTTCATCGCCAGGGCCGTTTTCTGCACGCCTGGCGGCATGCTCTTGAACCTGTCCGCGATCTTCGGCAACAGCGCGGCCCACGGCAGCACCTTGCCGTGGGCGTCCTGGTAGTTGAACCCAAGCAGGGCGACCATCTTGGCGGTGGCCTTGGTGTTGCCCTCGGTGTTCGAGAGCGCCTTACTGCCCAGCCGCAAGCCCTTGGTCAGGGTGTCGACCGAGATCCCCGACAGCACCGCCGCCTCCCGTAGCCGGCTCATTTGCTCGGCCGTACCGCCAGCAATGCGCTGCAGTTTGATGACCTCAATGCCGGTGTCCTGAAAAGTCTGGATCGATGACTTGGCGATACCAATGGCGCCGAGCACGGAGAACGCGGCGATCGCGGGAGCGATCATCCCCTTGATGCCGGAGAACGTGTTGGACAGGCCCTTGTGGATCCGGCCGGTTGACTTGGTGACGTTGCCCTCAGCGCCCTTGATGGACGACCCGATCGCTCGGCCGGCCTTGCCTGATTCAGCGCCTGCGGTCCTGAATGCGGGAGACAGTTTGTCGACGCCCAGCAGAGTGAAAACCATCGTGTTGCTCATTGCGGCTCACCCTCCCTGTTGCTGCTGTTGTCGTTTCTCCTGCGCCTGGATCTCGTCAACGACCCGGCAGGCTTGATCGAAAAACCGCCACTCGATCTGCTCGGCGGTCAGGACGGTGAGTCCGAAGTACTTCCAGAGTCCGACGGAGTAGCTGGCGATGGTCCCGTCCAGGTCAGTGTCTGGGGCGGCTCGGCCTCGACGCCCAAAGAGCCAGGCTTGTCGAGCGCGGGCGACACGTTCCTCTCGGCTTTTCCCACCGGGTCCTTGCCCTGTGTAGCCATCGCCTCATCAACCAGCTTTTGTTCCTCAGCGCTGAGCACGGTCTCGAAATCCTCGTACTCACCGTCGACCTCATCCCACTCGGTCGGCCGGCCGGCGCGGGTGAGCATGATCGCCACCATCATCGACAGTGCGTCCGGGTCGCCGACGTTGAGCGCCTCGCCGAAATCCATCGGCAGCATGCCCAGCTTTGCCTTGATCAGACGGGCCTCGGCGAGTCTCGGTTGCCCGTTGAACTCGCCGAGATACTCGCCCTTGAATGAGATTTTCATGTGGTGGGGTTTCCTTCTGGTGGTGGGAAACGCCAGAGCACGCACCACCCTGGCCAGGACAGCGCCTGCCTGGTCGGTACGCGCTCTCGCGTGTGATTGCTTGCGTACGGGTGCTCGACGCGGCAGATCGACGCCTAGAGCCTCTGGCCGAGCCTGCTCTGCAGGTCTGCCAGCGAGGTGGCGATCTCGCGCCGCGCTTCCTTCTCGTTTTCCTTCATCGGGACCGAGAACCAGCCGGCTTTGACTGGCTGCGTGACCCAGCGGTCCGGGTGGCCGTACACCGGGTGTCGGACGCGGCCCTTGTCGATGCCGTGGATGTTGGCCGTTCCCTTGGCGATGAGCTGCAGGGACGGGTCACCTTTGCCGGTGGTCCGGTTGCGGGTCGTGAACCGCGACGCCGCGACTCGCTTGGCCAGGCCGCCACGATGCGGCAGGATCAGCAGCGCTCGTGCTCTGGCCTCAGCCTTGGGTTTCTTGGTGGCCCGGTTGAGCGCCTTATACAGCTCGCGCTTGACTTCCTTGTCGCCGGTTTCCTTGAGCCGCTTGGACAGCTTCGCGAGCTGCTCGGCCCCGACGATCTTGAGCGGGGCGAATCCCGCCATGTTTGCTCCTCCCTCGGTGGGCGCGTAACGTCGAGAGCGTCACGCCATCTATGTTTCCCGAAAGGAAGTTCCACCATGAA